GGCGCCGACAGTTCCCTGGGTGTCCTTGACGCCTGCAAGGGTTTCTATTATAACATCGGTATTTTCCTTGCCGTCGAAGGTATCATAGAGTCCTTGGTTACCACTGCCGTAGTTTTTCAGGCCGCGTAGGTCAGTTCCGTAGCCACCCCATTTGAACGTTTTATTGCCGCCTGCGTCAACGCAGTCGCTTTTGGCGATAATGAACTGGTGGCATTCGGCGCGAAGTCGGATGCCGATACGGATATACTTGGAGCGATTATTCGCGCTCATGGAGTTCCATTCGGAAGCCGTGAAAAAGACTTGTTCACCGTCTTCAATCCGGAGCGTAGCCAAAGAAAGGTCAAGAAGCGTACCTGACCATTGCATATATTTGGCGATGTCGCTTGCGGGGGTGTTTTCATTCACGGTTGTAAAACCTATTGATTTTAAGGCTTCTATCTGGTCTTGTTTATTCAAGCGCAGAAGCATGGCGTTGGCGATATTTTTATCCATTTTATTGTATAATATTAAGTTAATACTATTCGGAAGCAACAGCTCTCACATGAAGAAGGGCTGAATTTTTGTTTTGATTCGTAATACGCCCGGTATTCAGTTCGAACGCCCAGGCGGAGTTAGTATCCCAAATTGTTGATGACCAGTAGTATTTATCAGTCATCAGCATACTGTCACTACTCCAAAAGGTACGCATCATCTCATTGATTTTATCGCGGTAGCGGTACATCAGAAGCATTTGGCCAGATGAAGGAAGGAACCAGTTGGATTCATCCTCGATACCGTCACTTTCCAAAGTGTAGGCACGGTATGCACGGGCGGCTTCGGCAGCTGGCGCACCGATCACACCACTATTATTTTGGTCTTTCAGAGTTGCGATAATGAGGTCAGTATCTTCCTCACCCGTGAAGCAGCCATACATGGCGCCCAGTCCTTTTTGATTCAGGCCATCTATGGCTTTGCCCTGACCGCCCCAGTAGAAGGTGGTAGTCATGTCGGCATTATAGCACTCCTGGGCGGAAATTACGAAGGAGTGTCCATGTGCCCGGATACGAAGACCGCGTTTGATAAACAACTGTTTGTTGGTAACCGTGAGGGAATCCCATTCCTCACGGGTGAAATACCATTTGGAGTTATCCGAGATGCGGTTACAGGCAAGATTCAAATCAAGCAGGCCGGCAGCCCACTTGATACGTTGTCCAAATTCAGATGCGCGGGAATTCTCGGTGATATCCGAGAATCCAACGGCGTTCAGTGCTGCTACTTGTGCCTGTTTGTTCAAGCGAAGCAGCGTGGCGCTTTGTTCATTAGTCATAGTTACTTGTTTATTAAATCATTAATATCCATATTGTCTTCAGCAAACCGTTCGAGATATTCTTCGTAGGTTTCGCCGTTATAATATTCAAGGACTTCATTGATGTTGTCCAGCGTTACGTTATCGTAGTACGGTTCCCCGCCATAAGACTCATTATTGAACCAGTTGATCAGGTCGATGTAGGCATCTATGACGGTAAGGATGACAAGGCCGTCGATACCGGATTCAAGGGATTCGATTTCATCCGTTTCACGGATAACTGTCAGTTCATACGTGCCGTTGACTACCGGTTTATCCTGTCTGTTGCCGTCCTCATCCATTCCGGCAACTCCATATTCGAGAATGGCAAGAAGCTCGGAGCCGTCAGCCTTCAGGGTCATGTTCGAGATACGGAGCATGGAAAGTTTACGGGATGCCGTTTGTGAAGCGAGGACGTCACGGAGCATCTGAATGGCGTCAAGTTTAGGCGACGTTTCAAGACGCAGGCGTTGGACGTTCGGCATGGATTCTATTTGCAGGCCGGACGGGGCGGAAAGACCTGTATAGGTCAGTTCAGGAAGACCGACAAAACGGAGGCTTGTCATTGTTGGTGGAAGAGAGATGTCATTAATCGGAGAAGTCTCTGCAAGAGTGATGTTCTCCAGTTTGCTACCGGACGCATTGATATGGGCGATACGTGGGCATTTGTCGGTAACGAGCGTAGCGATTTGTGTGTTCCGGATATCGAGTGATACGAGGAAGGGCATTTCGCCGCAGTTCAGCGAGGTAAGCGGTGCGTAAGAACCGATGGATTGTTCTGTATGGGTGTCAGAGCCCAAGATAAGGGTTTCCACAAGTTGCATGGCGGAGAAGCTCACCGTACTTGACAGGGAGATTTCAGACAGGTCGAGCAACTTCATGCGGTCAGCCTGATAGATATACAGCAAGGCACCTTCCTCATGTGAGAAGTTGGTGAATACATATTCTTCGCCCGCTTCAAGGAAGCAGCTTTCGGAAAGGTTGCCGCTAGCGTCATTGCCGACACCGAAGTAACCGTTTTTAGCAGCGACAATCCGGATGGTGGCGTTTGATTTGGAAGATACGCGCCCGGAAATTACACCGCTGAAGAAATCACCGGTTTGGAAATAGCCGTCACGAATACGCCAACGTCTTTCGATGAAAGACGGAAGGGCGGTAAGTCCAAGACCTTGCAGGGCATAGAAGTAAATAGCATCAGAGGTGGCGGTATAGGAGATGTATTTCCGTTCACCGTCGTAAGAACTAACCAGTTTCTGCCATTTTTTGAGCCGTTTGTCAATGAAGAAATGCGTAGCTCCTTCGGGTGAGAACGGGTGCAGGGTGACGCCGTCAATGGTCGCCTGAACGTTACGCATGGCGGCGGCAACGGTACGCAGGGAGAGTTCCGTACCGGATGAGTCAGTCCACACTACTTGCTGGAGATAGATGTTATTAAACAGAACGGAGCCGTAGCCAGCATAAGGGTTAGTGAATGTTTCATCGCTCGTCCGGTTGGGGTCCACCTCGGCGTCAACCGTGCAACCACCGTCGTTGTCCTTGCTATTGAGCGTATCGCAGTCATAGATTTTATTCAGGTACATGCGCATGGCATCCTCGGAGCTGTACACACCGTCTGTTACGGAAGCATACTCTTCCAAGAACCACATCGGCTGCATATTCTTGGCGCGTTGGTCAGTGGCGGCAAGGTAGTCGGTGAAGATGTCATAACTCAAGACACTTTCTGGGCAGGCGTATTTATACAGGTTTTCCTTCCATGTTCTTTGCCAGTTCCCGCCTTTGGAGTAATCGCAGGAATCACAGAAGCGCAACCATCGGTAGAGGTTATAGGGCACTTTCTTACCCAAAGCGTAATCAATGGCGAGCTGGTCATCATCGACAAGCGATTCAAAGTAGTAAGTCCATGCCGGGAAGGTATCAGCAGAGATAGTTCCGTTATCCACGAGTTTTTGAACCCATGAGGACTTGTCCGTTTTCATGGCCATCATATCCTGAACAGAACCGACGCCCTGAAACCAGTCCATACCTTGGTAATTAAGAAGTTCGAAGCCTTCAACGGGATTAAGGACATCACCGGTGACATTCCATTTGCCGTTTTCATACTTCATGGAACCGGACTGCTTTTTCCATGAGCCGTCCTGATACCTCATTATTCGGTACGAACTACCGCAATATAGGGAAAGCAGGTACACGCTGTCCGTATCGAGTCCGTCAGTCTGTTTGAAGCGTATCTCAATTGCGTCTAAAGTTTCGTCAGGAGTACCGAAGAACTCTATGAAGTCACCATAATTCAGGCAACCTTTATTATAGCCGGGGGTATCTTTGAAACCGAGGGCGAACTGTTCCCCTTTGTCTTCTTTCCAGTTGCCTTTGGCATGGAAATAGACGTTTTGCAGGCTGTCATCCTTACACCGATAGGTGGCTACCGGGTGATTGGCGGTGGAGTGGTTCATCTGCAAGCCTTCGATATGCAAGTCACCGCTGTCAAATGTTCCGTCAAATGCACGTTGGACAGGTGTCATATAGTTACCACCCAAGGCACGGTATGTAACGTTCATCATTTCACAGGCGCCGCAGTCGTTCGCATTGCCGGAATCGGAGTAATCGACTTTTACGGTAATGACATCGACCGGGATTGTATTATCACCGACCTGTACTTTGTTGATGGCAGCCAAGGCTATTGCACGGCGTCCTTCCTCCGTCGTATCGTCCGGATTAAGTAGTATGATTCGAGTGTCCTTGTTTTTGCCTTTACTCTTGGCGAGGTAGTAGCGTTTATTCTTTACCGGGCGTTTGGCAGAGGTGGTTCCCTGGTTGCGGGTTTGGACACTCACGGCCTTGAAATTACGCCACGGGCGTTCGGGGTCAAAGTAATAGAGCGTGATGTATATCTTCGTACTGGTGGAAGTGGTGCCGTCCAGTGCTTCTATATCGGAGCCTTCATAGGGGCATTCGACAATGTAAGGCATACCGCGTGAATAGATTTCGGCAGCTGACGGGCGGCTTTGGGTACTACCCTCGGCTGTCTGGCTTTTAAGGACGTCCTCAAAGGCGTATTCCTTCACCATTACCTCTGTATCGGTTAGACGGACAAGGTAGTTCTTGAACGCCTGTGCCCATTCCATATAGGAGTTCCAGGCCATCATGTAATAAAGATACAAATCACCCAGTTTGCCGTCCATCGTTATATACTTGGTTTGAATCAGGGAGCCGCCGCCCGGAACATAACCAAGACAGGCGACTTCCTCACCGTTGAGGAAGAGTTTCATCATGGAATATCGTGTGCCGTCACGTTCGACGTAGTTGCTTGCAGGTTCAACAACTACGGCTACGGTTATCTTTTCACCCTGCCGGTAGGCGCGTTCTTCACGACGGGCGACACCATTGTTACAGAAGATGCCGACCACCCGGCCGGTGACATAGAAGCCGGCACCGGACGTTTCGTCATAGCAGCTAAGGAGCAGGGCATCATCATCGGTCACGTTCTTGGAAGCGAAAGCGAACTGGATGGCGGCACCGTTGGATTCGATGGACGAGCCGGCAAACGGGGCATGGTTTAATGACACGCCCACATTCTCGGCTACGCGAAGGCAGTTCTCACCCAAGAATGTGCCAAAACCGTTGGTAGTCCAGTTGGCACCGTCCACTTTCATTTCATAATTACCGCTGACAATGCTATGGTCAGTTTCCTGATTGGTACGGGATGAGAAGTCAAAGTTATAGATGGCGCCTTCTTTTATGGCGGCGTCAATGGCGGAACCGCTAACTGTCACCCGGACAGGTTCGCTAGTCACGTCCTTGCATACGGCAGTATAGTTGACCGTATCGGTGCCGTCAGCCTTGTAGCCCTGCAGTTGTTGTTTGACCTGATAGGTTTTGTTACGACTGGCAGCAATTTGTGTTACCTGCACGTTATTGGCTTTCACGCTGACGGGTGAAGTCATTTCCAACGGGTCATAACAGGCAACATCAAGTTCTACGGTTTCGTACAGTCGGACTACTCCACCGTTTTTATCATCGTATCTCAAGGCGACAAGAGGTGTGGAACTATTCGGGTCAATTACCATGACAGCCGTGTAGATGACATTTCCTTTCACTCCGGATGCGACATCCGTTCCTTGGATGCGCAAGGGATAGGTACCGTGTTCTAGGCCGAGGGAAGCAGGGCGGATTACAACGGAGTGCGAGTAGTTGTCATTTACAACGGTGGTAGACAGGGATTGCCATTCACCATTAATCTTGATGTCAACCTGGGCACTGATACCTTTATCAGAGGTGTTGTTTCCGAACTTATAGAGTGGAAGGCTGAAACTTTCAGTTGTCGGAGTAAGCAGAGTTTCAGGGGTATAGTTGAGCACCTGCACACAGGTACAGGTAATATCAACAGCTGTTACATTGACATTCTTGGAACCAGTGTTGCCGCTTTCGTCAGTAGCTATCAGCTTGAATTTCCGAGTACCAGCAGCCGTAAAGTATGTGGTGAAGTCCAGTTCAAAGGAGAAGTCCTTCATGTCACCGGAAGATGCTTTGTTGACGGTTTCAGTCCAGACGGTAAGCCCGCTTTCACGGTCTACGAGTTCCAGTTTCTCAATCAGGTTGTCAGAGGATTCGACACCGTTCGAGGTCACGGAACGAATGGCGGCAAAGGTTAGTAGCGTGGAGCCGTAAGAGCCATAGACAGGTGTCGACTGGAAAGCAATGGCAACAATGGTACCACCAGTTTGACCGCCGCCACCCGTGCCGATAGCGAACTGCACTTCATCGCCAAGGGTTTCACCGGCAGCGTTCTTCATCTGAAGTTTTACAATGCCTTCTGTTTCCACGTTTACGTCGAGGTTGGCCGGAACATAGGCATAGGCGCCACCAGTTGAAAAGGCGTCCTTTCCCCCTTCCGCCGGTTCATCGGAAGTTTCAAAAACGGAACCGCCACCACCATTCCCGAAGGGTTTCCAAAGAGAAGGGGTCGCAAAATCGGACACAGCACCCTGGAACTGCCGGGTTTCCATTTCATACTCGCCTGTTTTGTAAGTAATGATGAGACCCGTTCGCTCATATTTGACGCCAGATTCCTGTTGATAGGAGACAATGGCGGCAATAGCGGTTTCAAGGGTATAGTAGCCGTCTTTCAATGGGCGGATCTCATCAACAATGACGATGGGGTGTGTTACATCGTCAGCGGGCGTGCCGCTCTTCATATCCTCAAGGGCTTGCTTATCCTCGGCGGACAAAAGGCCGGCTTGTTCAAGGGTAGCAGAAGGCAGACGGAAGCTGTCATCCGTTTCTTTACCGGTTGTTTTGGACACTTTCTTAAAATACACATTGAGATAGGAATCGTCAGACAGGACGGAGAAAGAACCCGGTTTGATTATATCGGAAGGGATATTTTTCATTGTATCTTCCAAAGACTTTCCACGGTTGCCGGGGAAAGCTTCTTCTTCATCTTCCCCAAGAGACAACGGTTCAGGCAGACATTCAGAAGGAACTTTACTTTCTTCGTTCAAAGGAGCGATACCGTTCGCTTTTCCTATCCTTTCCTCAAAGTCATTTATTACAGAGGTCCATTTGCCCCATGTAACACTCTCATTGGAAACAATACCTATTCGTGAGATTGTACAAACTGTACCCAAATATACACCTTCGGCATTGTCTGACATGGTAGCCAGTTGTATACACGAAGTGAATGATTGACAAACCTTATTAAGCTCCAACCGTTCAATTTGTATATTTACAGGAATCTTAGACGAATCAACAGACAAAATACACCGATAATTCCCAATAGAAGAATCCCCGGAATACATTGTTTTTAATTTATCTTTAAAGCTACCAATAGTAGTAAAAGAGCCAATACTTTTAAATGGGTCAGTCAAAGGATTGGATTTATCAGACACTCCTGTTATACGTTTCAATAACTCGGCGTCTCCATCCGATAAATCTTTTGCAATCTTATTGACATTCTCCACTAATGCATCAAAATCACCATTCACCATTTTAGCAATGGTACTTGAAAGTAAATCAATAGATATTTTCCGACCGCCACTAACTTCAACGTACATATCTTTGGATAGCTCTGTTGTATCAGTCAGTTGCTCTATTGTAAGACTGTTTGTCTTCAACGCTTGTAACACAAGGCTAATAATCTGTTGTTTTTCTGTTTCTGTCATAATTCTCTTTTTTAATCATTTTCATATACCCATACAAGCTCAATGGTCATACCAAGATTATCTATGTCGCAATCATAGACATTATCAAGATAAAGTTGGAACTCCTTCAGAGCACCAATATCTCCACCGTTAATACCTTTCAAGACACATACACCATCCCTACTGATTACACTCCCTTCAATGAGGTTAGTATACGAATCTCCTTTATATAGTACAGCACGCAAATTTATCGAACCGTTGTCCAAATCGTTCTTTAGTCTATCCAGTCCATTAACTGTAAGTTTACCGTAACCTCTTCTACCAATATACTTGTTATCTATGTCAGTCGTCTTGATTGCAATCAAATCCCAATATGAATTTTCATCAACACCTGGGTGATGAATACTGTTGACAGTAACCATAGTATCACTATTAATAGAAACTCCAGTATTAGGAATAGCCTTAGTCATATTGATATATGCTCCGACCTCTGCAACCCCACTTTCTGAACCATACTTGATACTACGCATTCCTTCATCATCTGCTATCCTATAAGCACCGCTTTGTACACACCTCATAGCAAGCTGGTTATTCCATTCCAAAACTGGATTCATCGTTCTTACCTTCTGTAACATTTGATTGAACACAAAACTCTTCAATCCCTCTATTTGCTGGTTAAGTTCCGGAACATTACTTTCCTTTCTGGTATATCGAACACCATCAAAGTAGACGTAATTACAGCATAAGACACGATTCAATAATTCAGCAAACCACACAGGGCATCCCATCCCATTTCCAAGCGTGAATAATACTGTTGTATATTCGTGGCTGAATAGCTCAACAATATCCTCATCAGAGGTCACGAACTGCTCATTATCCACACCGAACGTCCATCCGTTATCTTTGAAACCACCAGGAACGCGAAAATCAAAAAAGTATTGCATCCCATCTATCCACCAGACAGCATCAAGACGCTGCTTATTATCTTTCATTGAATACTGAATAAGGCTGGTTTCTGATAACTCACATTCATCGTCCGTAACTTTAAAAATCTCACTCGTATTCCCATTAACTGTTACAGTATAGTATCCACATGGAAGCAATGAAATGTTATAGAAATAAAGAATCTTATCATCATTCATCTTCCATGAGCTTAATGATACAGGTGTAGATATATTACTTAAAAGATTATTAATGTAAACTATAGGCTCCTGCTCTTTGGCTGTCAAAATCAATTCAACAAAAATCCTGTCTGTACGTGCGAATAATTGCACATATTTACTCTTCGCTCCAAATTTATCGGTAGACGGAGAAAAAAACAGTGGGGTAAACGGGCTTATAATCATATTTCTAGGCTTTTGTTATTGAACGGACAAATAAATCATACTTCACTCCCTCGTTTCTCTCAACTGTACTACTCACCTCTTTGATGTAGCCCTCGTAAACTAGATCATCTTTTAAGATTTTAATCGTTTCATCATCTGTTGGTGGAATATCTTCATTATAAGTTGTGAATGAAACATCTCCACAAGTTATAATACCACTTTCAACGTTAAAATCATCTTTCATTCCTATACCATTGACAACAACATCACTATTACCGTCAGAAGAAGAATAAGATAGTTTTTTAGTGAACATACCAATATAGACGGCATTTGCTTGCAATATGCCTCCTTGCCAATACATGGTATTAAACATCGTTTCAGGATCAAGTACACCACTTATTTCCCAACCGCTCCTTATAAGCCTATACTCTTTATATGTTTGTACTCCGCCATTATCATGTAATGTAGTACTGGCACAAACAAAAAACACATCATTGTCACTTTCACTATCCGTTGTATCTTGGCCTCTCTTTTGCGATAAGAATTCAATTCCATAAACATCAGCACGGTAAGGGCTAATCAACTCTAATACATTATCAGTTATATCAATGCCAGTAGTATATTCAGTAGTAAATCGGAATTCGTCACGACCATTCATACTTTCATAGTCCTGTTTATCATATCCTACCCTAACCAAAGAATATATTCTTGATGAATCAACCTTATACTCAAAACTAGAAAAGCTGCTATTTAAATCCTTTACATTGTTATCACTAAACAATTTGTCCCGGTGTTTAAAAAAAACAGTGACCCCATTGATCACAGGCACAAAGCCAAAAACTGTTTCCATCCAGTTTTTAAACTTTGTATAAGAAGTATATAGCTTAGCTTGGGGGATTCCACGAATACTTTCAGCAGCTAATATCACGCAATTATCTAACCTTTCATCAACACCTGAAGCTATTTCACCATAGATACCTTCATTTCCACCATTCATGCTTTTAAGCAATCGGTTTAACACATCAATAGGTCTTATTGCATCCACATAGATAGGGTTAGCTCGAGAAGTAAAGCGTGTCTCAAATTTGAAATTACGAAAATAAATATTGCCAGTAGAAGCATTAACTCTGTTAAATGTTACCTTCAAATCCAAATACAAAGCCTGTCCTTTAGTCAGATGAATCTTGATAGATTCTTCCAGATTACCAGGAATAGCGTCCCCCTTATTATATTCCCATCTCCTCAAATCCACTGTACTCCCATCTCCATAACGCCCGCCTAGAACAATTTCAGCTTTAGTTGTATACGCATCACTATAACTGATATAGTATTCAAAACTAAAATTCAATACTATATCAATGTCGGACAAGGCTTTAACAAATACATTTGGATCATCTTTCGATTCCTGTGGTGCATCATAGAACTCAAGAGGTGAATCCCGTGACGGAAGTTCACCACCAGAAATATATAAGGGAAGCGAATATGTTATAGCTTCTACATATTTTCCTTTGTCAATTACAATGTATTGCAAAGAAGCATCATTTTCTACAGTATTACCACCTAATGTATGCGGTTGACTATAATTCATACTTACAGAATCATAATAAAGCTGATATACATCTTTTATCTCATCTACCGAATATTCGTACTGCGTTCCTTTGTTAGCCTTTATGATATTAGCGACACTATCATCTATCGAATTAATAGAAACAGTATTTCCATCATAGGTCAATGAACCGAAATCCAGTCGGCAACTGAAGAATTCTTCATAAGTATGAGAATTAGTTATAGTATAAACAGTGATACTAGCATTAGAAGCCAGGTATTTGCTCAAATACTCCTCCAATATGAGATCATAGGCTTCTCCAACAAATTGAAACTTTGAAGTAAAAGTTCTAGTTATCCCTTCGAGTCCAGAGCGTTTACGGGAAAACTTTATTTCATCCCAATTCTGAATACAAGATTTGGGAATATCATAGGAAATACTATCAACGGTAAGTACATATTTACAAAGCATTTTAACTCCTTTTGAACGTTCACGAGCAAATATATAGAAAAAGCCAACCAGTTTCCCGATTGGCTAAATTCTTGAAAATCACGCTTTGCTAAAATATGATATAACTATTTGTTTTTCAAAACAATATCTATACCAAGATATAAAAAGGACTTTTCAATGTTCTCCATAAATGATTAGCAAGTTCCACTAGTGTTACACCTCTTTTTTTAAAGCTTCGAATATTGTTTCTCTAAGCATAATTGCATTATTGGGGAAATATAGAATTGATATACATAATTTACTTCCTTTCTATCTTGTTAAGAACGAACTTTCCTGATTCAATTGTAACCTCTGTTACATTCTTTATAATATTGAGTAAAAATTCATCTGACAAAACTTCTATTCGTTTTACCCTGTTTAAGAAGAAAGGAACACTTTCATCACTATGTGCTCCCCAACTATTAGCAGAATCAAATAATAGGTCTTTTACTTTATATACATCTTTTTCAGTATCTACAATTATAGGTTGTTCGAGCCATTCCTGTATATCCATAATATCAAATCTATCATCTTTGAAATCAATACTTGCTATTTGATTTTCAAACATAACATGGGGAACAAGCTCGTCAGATTTTTCTATTCCAAGTTTACTTGGTATTGCATAAACAGGAAGAGGTAAATTTTCAAAACCAGCTATTCTTATAAGTAATGGTTTATATATCTTTCTTTTATTGGATGTTTTCGGCCAAAACAACAATGCTCTTAATAAAGAATATATACATGATAGTAAATATCTTTTATTGGATATAAATACAGAATAATAGAGGTCTATTAACGCCATTATTTTGTCCCGAAGTTCTTCTACTTGTTCTTCTTTGTCTTTTAAAATTTCATCTTTTTCAATTTCACTTTGTGGATTAGGGAAATTTTCTTTCCTCCATTCAATCCATTTAGAACATTTATCTTTAATATTAGGTTCTTTATAAACCCAAGCCTGTTTTACATTAAGATTTACAGGTGTAATTTCGATTGCATTTTGCTTGCTACTATCAGCTATTTGTTTATCCTCCAATCTAAATGTAATCCCTGATACTTCATCCCATTTAATAACCATAAATACCATACCATTGTTTTTAAAAGATATAGGCTGTGAAACAAATTTATGAATGAGTTTTTTGTTTTCATAAATTTGGATTGTAAAATGTTTGGGAGGAGCTATTGAAATCTTTATAATACTATCCTCATACGGAATATTTGTGAAATCTCCACCGGTTTGATTCTCCCAATCATTAATTCCAATTGCTTGAATAATAGTTCCTTCTTTCATGTGCATTAAATTCTAAAATTAAACAAATAAAATATCAATATTAAATATACAAAATCAATACACAAAGCTACCAAAAAGAATGGTATTTCTATCCTTTTTTTGAGACAATATGATGTCACTTTTGACATACTTATTTAACTCACTAATAAGAAATCTCTTGGAGTATAAACTTCCGAGCAGAAGAAATACGACTTCTTACAGTTCCAACAGGAATGTTTAGGATTTCACTTATCTCATCATATGAATACCCACTAGCATAATATATCACACTATCAATACAACGGGATTTTTTAGCACACCGTTGTATTGTGGAAACCAAATCATCAAACAGTATTGAATGAGCTGTACAGTTAGAAATGGCACTTCCGTCTACCATATCAAGCCCTGTAAAATGTATAAGGGAATTTCTATTGTATCTTATTATATAAGTATTCCTCATTATAATAAGGCACCACGGTTGAAGTGGTTTAGAACAATCAAATTTATCACGATTCACAAGTAGCTTATAAACTGTATCACCGGCTAAGTCTTCAGCATCTTGCATGGAACAGCAGAATTTTCTTGCCACCTTTAATATCCAAGGATATATTTCTGATAATTCCTTTTCAAAGTCCATTGTCAGCCCTCCTTATTAGGTGTATCTTCGGTTCGCCATTAATGCACCTTTCCACGTATTCCCGGTGCATGATACTTTGCTCGTGCATTTCCTTAGCAGAACGCTCGATTGAACTAATAAGAGTGCCTATATCGGGGGGCAATAAGGCAATCATTTTTTTTACCTCGGACACTTCTGCTGTTATCCGATTACACTTCGTCTCTAATGTACGTAATTCTGACAATAAAACATTGTATAAATGCCTATTTATACAATGGATGCTGTTTTTTCTATTCATAAAAAAGTCGTTTGTGATTCTAAAGGAGATGTACAAACGACTGTATGAAATAATTCGCTTTAATTAAAAATTAATCGAATTACAGCATATATGTAAATACCAATATTATCATGTGCTTCTTTTTCTGAACGATATTTCAACATCGGCTTGATGAACAATATTTGCGTAGACAGCAGCATTAATTACACGGGAATCTATACTCATTTTAAAGAATGTCATTAGAAAAGCAATCTCGGCATCGAAAGAAGAACGAATTTGTTCAGGAGTAACCTTATTTCCTTTATGTTCCTCACTGCGTCTTTCCTCATTCCGTTTTTGCTCAAAAATTGCAGAATGAAGCAAATAGTCAATCTTCGATGTTACCTGTTCATCACTCATATTCCGAGAATCTACATTTAGTTGTTCCAATACCTGACGAACATCATCATAAAAGCCAAGAGAAACAAGAGTCTGACATATACGAAGGCTCAATAGTTTGGCACGTTCTTTCAGCATATCCTCCTTGTCCATTACCATAGCCTTCATATTTGGAGGATTAACAATACTTCTGTATTCAATGAGCAATTTAGATGCTATCTCTTTAAGCGTGCTCTCTGACACAAATTCGCGATCCGAAAGCAAACAAGCATAGTTTCCACATGAAAGCTCAATGAAATCATTCAATGTTATCTGATTTAATCTTTCAATCATGACTATTTCAGTTTAGATAACTTATACAGTTCAAATTCACGGTTAGAAGCATCTTGGCGTTGCATTTTTAGACTCTTCATTAAAAGGAGATTTGTTCTATCAACCCTTTTTTCTAACCGGGAATAATCATTGAAAACAATGGTGTTACCGGAAGAGGATGCTAAATATGTCGGTGAAAATGTAGGAAAGTCCCAATCCGGCATATCAAAATTAGAGATATCTACCTTATCAACATCAGGAAAGACTTGCGCACCTTTAGGAATATCAACTAAAGTTGGAGTATCAGGAGTAATCCATGCTTTTCCGGAATACATGATAACTTCATGTTTACCGGCATCACCAACTAAAGCGGCACCGCCGGGATGCCTATCATTACCTTGAGTACCGTCTGCATAGGAAGGAATAGGAGTTGCAAGAATAGTTGCAACCTGAATTGCTCCCATGGCACCAATAACAATAGATAAAGGAATATTCGGTAAAGCTTCAGTTATTGCCAGTGCAGTGGCTATTCCAGCTTGAGCGACACTAGTCGCCTTTTCCCAAATGGCTTGTTTACGTGCCATTTCTTGTTTTTGTTTTTCAAGTTCAGCATTCTTAGCTTCAGTTCTTTCCTTGGCCGCACGCTTACGAGCTTCTGCTTCTTCTTCGGAGATTGCTCCCGAATCAGCTAGATTCTGTATTCGTTCTACATCCTTATCATATTTCTCATCATTAGCTTCCTGCTCTTCTTCTATTTTCTGAATCTGACCATCATAAATAGTAGAGACTAGATCACCAATAGCACCCACTGCTTGAGATGCAGTTTGAAGCCATTTTTTCAGATTCCTCTGACGTTCTTTCTGTGCTTTCTCATCCGCTTTAGTAACTTTATTGATAGCATCTATTTCCGCTTCTGCTTCTTGCTGGGAAAGGTCCGCTTTCAATTTCCGTAACTGCTCTGCAATCTTTGCCCTATCCTCTGCACTCAAATTTTCGTTTCGAAGTTCCAACTCCAACGCATCAATTGCAGCTTCGGTTGTTTTACGTACATAATCTAATTTTAACTGATACTCAAGTTCTGCATACTCTTGCTGGGTTATTTCCTTAGAAGCTAACTGTTTTTTAAGAGCAAGCGTATCCATAACATATGCAGCATCCCGGATTTCCTGCTCATGCGCTGCATTCTCTGCTATTAATTGCACCTGATCGGATGCATGTCTTTCGTAAAGTTCTTGTTTCTTTTTTGCATATTTGTCGTCAATGAGAAAAACATCTTCACCTGTTTTCTCTGCTGCATCAATTTCTGCTTCACGTTGCAATTCCAACTGGTGCAATTTCAAATCAAGTTCTTCCTGGGACCCCTTTTTTACAACAGCAAGAGCGTTCTCAACATCCTTCTTCTCACGATCAGAATTATACTTAATAGTAAACTCATCTAGCTTTTCCTGCATTTCCTTAGCTAAATTCTGACGTGTAGCAATTTCCTCTTTGCTATTACCCTTGACGGCAGCAATCTTCTTCGAGTAAGCAACACCAATTTTAGCAAGTTCTTTCTCCAGTCCCTCATCCATAAGAGCTAGTTCTGACTCCTGATAAGTTTCATGAATTTTCAGCTTCTCCTTGAGAGCTTTTTCCTGTTCACGTTTTTCTTTATCAGTAAGGACTGTTATACCTAAACCATTTTTGTCGTTACCCTTTGGACGGAACTTTTCTGCAATCACATCAAGTCCACGATTAAACTCATCGCTAGATGCTATTTTGAATAAGTTTTTAGAAAATTCCAACTGAGCCTTATCCGCTTTTTCTGCTTCCGACGTGTAATAGCCAAACATTTTAGCAGCACCATTCTTTATCCAAGACATATCTTCAAACTCTGATGTTGCATATTGAGCACGAGTTTTCATCCGTTTTAAAGCTTCTCTCTCTTGGGCCGTTACTTCAATACGTTTATTTTTCATTTGAATAACAGCTTTTGTGTATGCTTGTTCCTCTGTATCACCAGCATCAATAAGCCTCTTATATTCTGCCTGAAAATCTTTTTCTACTTCCAATAACTTTTTGTTCGCATCTTTTTTTGCAAGTGTTCTAAAATTATAATCTATCTTTTCTATTTTTTCTTCAGGAGATTTCAAATCATTGGCGATACCTCTTATTTTATCAGCCATCCAATTAAGAAACTCCTTAGCAGGTCCCGTTGACTCGGAGAAAGAAAGCATAAACGCTTCCCATGCTGAAGATAAGTTAGCAAGAGCTCCATGAACATTATCTCCCATCGTGTGAGCCATATCGCCCAATTCACGTTCTACACCAGTAATCTGTTCTCTAAGTGGTAATATTTTATCAACAGCGGTGAGAAAGGCATTAAAAGCGGCAACACTACGCTTATCAGTTAATTCAAGAGTAGTATTCAAGTCTACCCCTTTTTCTTTTAGCGATTTCAATCCTTCAACTAACTCAGGCAATGTTTTAACGGGCTTACCTAACGCCTTTGCCAGCTTTCCATTACTATCAGCTAAATTTAGAAAAACATTACGGGTAGCAGTAGCAGCCATTGAAGCATCAAAGCCGGCATCCGATAATTTACCCAACAAAGCCAAAGTATCTTCAATACTGAAATTAAAGGCTTTTGCAACCGGTCCAACAATTGGTAATGCAGTAGCGAGATATGAAAACGACAATGCGCTTTTGGTTGTTGCGACAGCCATCGCAGACACATATCTTTCAGTTTCTCTTGTATCAGCATTAAACATACGAAGAGAAGCACCTGCCAATGAAGCCGCATCTGCTAATTCTGCCCCGGTAGCTTGTGCAAATTTTAGAACGTGCTCTGTTGCATCTAATATTTCTTTTCGAGTAAAACCTAGTTTAGCAAGTTCTATTTGCAAATCCGTAGCTTCGGATGCAGTGTATTTCGTTGTAGCACCCAAACGTTGAGCATCCGCAGTTAACTCCTTCACTTTATCAGAAGTGGTTCCTAATATTGCAGCAAGCCTACTATTAGCTAATTCAAATTTAACAATATCACCTACTCCTTCACGCAGTTTTGTAAATAAAGCAACAACTCCACTAACAACAGCTTGTGCACCAATATATCCAGCAGCCCACCCTTTCAATCCTGCACCAACTTTGTTTAGCCCAGGAGCCATCTCCGTTTTAAGCATCATTCCAGCATTCCGGGCAATAATTCCCATGTTCTGCATGGACTTATTACCGTTCTGTATTTCAATCCATGCCGCCTTTACTTCTTCCCGATATGCACCAATGGTCATTTTCTGTTGACTATATCGATCGGAATTTCGCTTTATGTAATCAGTGTTGATTCCAATAGTAGAATTAAGACGGGCAAGTGTACGAATATAGTTTTCATCCGTATCTTTCAAAACATCAACAGCCTTTTGTAGCTGCTTATTCATTTCCTTTGCTTGTGAACGGCTATGTACTTCCTGATTAGTCAAGGTAATAGCAGTTCTGATAAGTTTTAAACGTTCTTCTTCAGATAAAACAGCTTTCTTACGAGTAGTATTACCGGCATTCTGTGCTTTTGTCAAGTTAGCTTCCGCTTTAGCAGCCTTTTCCAAGGACGCAGCATTATCCGAGTTTGCCTTGGTTAGTTTCTTCAATTCAGCAGCAGATAATTTCTCTACATTTAGCTTTTCCTCTATCTTCTTACTGACAGTTTGAGTTATTTCAGACTGTTTTCTAAGAGCCTCGGTTAATTCAGCAGATGCAGAGCCAGCCGTTTTTGCTTGGGTATTATAAAGATTACTCAACTTTTCAAGATCAGCAACGCCTTCTACATTTAGTTTCAAACCTTTTGCTAATTCTTTGGCCGCATTAACATAATCAGCCCTCACACGCTCAATAGTATTATCAAGCTCCACCAATTTCTGCAAATCGTTCTCATCAACGAAATCTTTTAATTTTAAATCTGCCATAATTACAGGTAATGTCTATATTCAACAATCTTTCCTTTTATCTCAACTCCTAGTTTATCAAAAGCATAGGTACCATCTTCTTTCTGATAAACAACATACATGCAACCATCCAAGACAGCTGCTTTCTTTGCAAGATCACTGATACGTTCCAGTTCACTCTGCATCTTTTTTATTTCGCAACTACAAGCCATTTTCTACCGATATCCACATTCTGAAAAGAAACGTTCCATCCAGGGACGGAGATACATAATATTAAAGTACTCTTTAGCTGTATCACCAATGCCTAAAATCTGCTCACCGTATTTCTTCTCAATAGAACTACCGTCCGTAAATCCTTTCGTTGAGAATCGAAGCCCGGAATCAATTCTATCGGCAGTTATGCTATCATAGAAAGTACCAGTAATAAAGAGGTTAGGTACCTCAACCGGACGCGGTGGCAAATAAAGCATCTCACTTCTAAGAGGTGGAGTTATCCTCTCCTTCCATCGTTTATATTGTTCCGCACGGTTCTGCCAGGGACCGGACTCGTTAAAATAGGTGTCAGTATCATAATCAGGATTCAATAGATGTTCAGTACCGTCCAGACCGGAATATAATTGCTCCTGAATGCAATCAACGAGCACATTCTTATGTTCTTCCATACACCTAATACATTCCTCTTCAAACCCGGATGCAATGGAATGAATAACTCTATGTAATTCATCAAAATCTGCCATACAGTAAAAATATAACGGGCCGGGCTGTAATCACACCCCAGCCCGTCGGTTACTTAGTTATCGCATCGTACACTTCCGAGAGCTTCTTCTTGCGGTCAGCTTCCTTCAGTTCCTGCCACACGACTTTAATGTGCGCATTAATAAACTCTTCCTTCGTCATGCCCTTCACAGCAACCTCGACGAACGTAACATTATCTACCTTCATGACACCTGCTCGATACCTCTGATTCCTTTTTCATACAATACAGAAGGAGCTTTCAACGAAGGAACCGCCCCGGCTTTAGGAACAATGGTAATGATACCATCCGAATATGTAGCAGAAGTTACGTTATTCATAACTTCAGCAGCACCATCAGCAATAAGACTGCCAAATTCTTCTGTACGGTCATAACCACCAACAACTTCAACTATTTTGTAAGTATTTTCGGCCTCCAACTTTTGAAACACAACATCAACCAAGCCTTTAACGAAATTCTTGGGATTGAAGTCTAACTGCACGTAGTCAAAGTGCAATTGGCTGTCTTCCACATCTTCATGTGAAAAACTAACAGTCATCGCAGACTTAGCACTACTGGTCGGGTACTGTGTCACGGTCGGGTAAACAGTAGACATCGGAATACCGGCAAGGATATCAGTGTCATCATTATAACCGATCAACATATTATCCTGATTCCAAAAGTAAACGTCCCATCCTTTATTGGCACATTTCAGAAGCTGGGCATTCAAAACCTCATCAAATTTCTTCAAAGTGAAGGTGTCTGTTTGAGCGCTAAGCCCGTTGTATTCACTTGCACCGTACCCTACAGGATTAACTTGAGGCTCTCCACCATTCTTGGCATACTCCAGGAATGGCAAAATAGGGTAAATACGCCCGGGACGGTCTGCATGGCACAATTCGAGCAACTTCTCACCTGTTATATCAGCAGGGAGTTTGACACCATGTTCTGTCAAGATAGCACCTTTGACCTTTTTCCAGTCAATGCTACAAGCAGAACTACCAGTGTTCATCCGGGAACCCTTACACGTTCTAATCTTTCTCATTTTCTTCTACAATTAAGATTATTAATTTTTATTTCCATCGAGCGTATATTTATGGCATCAATCGGCTCGCTCACAGCCTCACCGGAATCTGTATAGGCTCCGTATCTGCCATATGAATAGTTTTCTGAATAACTATGTTTCACTTTTTCGTCATAGTCGCAGTCGAACCGAGAATCTTCATATAATACTTCCAATAAACGTTTATAGATTGGCCGAAGGATATTTTTAAAAGATGTGGTTCTGCGCATCTCATTGCTCCACTCTTTACAAGAAGAACATGCTATAATTAACGAAACCTTTGCTTTTGAAAAATAATCCGCATCACCTCTATCCTCACTAATTGGAGTGAATAGTGCAACCAATGGAAACTTCCTTTCAGACTGGGCAGAAGACTTACTGTATTCATCTAAAATATCTTTGATATATTGACTGCTACCGAAGATGTAATTCAACCTTGGGGACTTCATAACTTTAGTTCCCCCTTTCCCATTTGGATAGAGAATTTCAAGCCCTTCTGGAAGTTCCTTTACAATCTCCTCAAACAGTTCTGTTATATCTAAATCTATCATAAATTGAAAGCATTAATTGGGGTCAAAAGATTCTTGGTTATTTTCACATCGAAAGGACAATCATTCGACATAGCCCATTCAACAAACTGTTTATTCTTCTCTACCATGCTATTCCATGTGCTTACTTGTCTCTTCAAAGGAGCTATATATTCATTAGCACATTTCAAACGGACAAGCCCGGTTATTGTAGCCTGGGTGTTTGCGTCACGAAGAATATGATAAAAGACATAGTCAGCGAACGGTTCACACAGCTTCTCGCATAATACTGCATATCCGGACTGGGGGGCTTCCTTCTCTTCTGAAATATCAACTTCATCTGAAGAATCTTCCTTTTCCCGTTCAATAAGCTCCAAATAATCTGTGATAGCTTGGGAAAGAGTCACACCAACAACATTTCGGAGAAATTCGGGCTGAAATGCCTTAATATACCCATTTATCACCTCATTCACAGCAAGAGATTGGGGCGAAGGCATTTCAGCGACCGAAACATTCTCAATATGCCTGGGACCTGACATAAAATATGAAACATCAATCAACATAGCGATAGTTATTTAGAAGTCTTGCCTTTCCCGGTTTTCTTTTCATCTTCCACGGAAACGGCTTTATCATCTGTAACAGTTACCTCCTTGGCATCTTCCTCTTGCAAATCTTTTGAATCGGCAACCGGAAGATTCTTTTCATCAGAAGGCACCTGTACTTCAAGTTCTGCAATGCGAGCTTTCATTGTTTCACGCTCTTCTGTCAGTTCAACAATTGTCTTATCTTTCTCTGCAATGGATGCAGTAAGCCTGCCAATCTCTTCATTTTTCTCTGCAAGCATACATTCCAATGTCTTTCGGGCATCTTCTTCTGTAACAAGACCACATTCGGAAATAGGGATGAGTTGAATCATCCCTCTATTAATCCGAATGCGTTGCTCTTTAAGCACATTGGTTACATCCTTATCGTTACCTCTAAGTATGTAATCCATAATCCTACGCTTTAGTTATTGCAGTTTTCAATGCGGACAAATCCCCATAAGCGAAAGCCCACGGCATATAAATCGGGAAGATAACTTCTTCTTGTGCCATCAATACAACCTCGTTGCAAAGCTTGGTCTCCACATCTTCAGCCCATTCAAGTGTCAAAGTGGTATAATCAACCAAATTTGCAGCTTGGTTAAAGTCACCTAAAAGATACTTACCTGGAAGAATACCACCATACTCGATAATCGGACGACCGGCAATATACTTCACCCCATCAACCATTTTAACGATACCAAGATTACGTCCTGTCGTATCTTTCTCTGATTCCATACCATTAACAGTCATTGGATTAAGAATGATAGCATTCGGAAAATACTGGGCATATGTCATTGCGGCGAAAGCTGTTTTCACTACATCTTCAGAGTTGGGTTCCTCAATGTTCTTAAAGCCGGCTTCATGAACACTGAATGTCATTTTATCCGTAGCAGTTTCAGCACCGGAGAACGCGACACCAGGAATAAGGATACGCCCATCTTCCATTTTCACAAGAGCGTGTGTTTTGTTCAGTTCTGTAAGAACAGCGGCACCAGCGAACGTGATACTCATTCCATCAAGAATCAAATCCTGTGGTTCTGCAAACTCTACAATTACATCCTTATCACCGTTATATCCGGTAATAGCTTTTACAGCACCAGCAGCACCTGTAACAATGGCTGTACTAATAATCTTCTCTACAGAAGTCACCCCAGTATTATTGACAATACCAAGCAGATTCTCCCCGTTACCGTCACCAAACAAGATGTTCCAGTCTTCTGCCATCCAAACAGCTTCAGGAAGCATGTTCAAGATGTAGGAACGAATGTACACTCTTGATTTCAACATACGTTTTGAGATACGGATATGAGTACCAAGGCGCTTAGTTCCTGTCTGTATCTCTTTTACCTTGATGCTTGATTCAGGCAAACGCCCATTCTCTGTTACAAAACGGGCATTGCGGTTGAAAGCATATACTTGCGCATAGGCAAGTTGAGGGTATGCAGGATCAGCAGTCAACGTCGTTAATACATCACGCATATGCAACTTTTTGTTGGCAACCTGAGTCACAACACGTTTCTGTTGTTGAGTAATCAACAAATCACCGGTGTAATTGTCAGTCATGGAAACGACATCTTTCAAGGAGAAGCCGTCAAATTCTCCTGATTTGCGTGTTTTTCCTTCTGCGAAATCTCTGAATTTTTCAGAATCAAGCATCTCGTTCAACTTCTCATCGAACTTGTTGATAGTATCCATAGAAAGACCTTTCTGCTTCATTTTCTCGATACTTTCACCAAGAGTTTTAACTTGTTCTACAAGTTGCTCGTTGTCCTTTACCAATTGCTGGAACTTTTCTCCATCATAGGCTTTCAATAGATTATTGATGTCACCAAACTGTTTCGTTACCTCCTCCGGTGAGGCAAATCCTTCAAGTGACTTGTTAACTACTTCACACATCATGCCGGCGATGTTTTCCATGAATGTTTTCTGTTCTGCCGGCAAGCCGTCCGTTTTCAGATTAAAATCTGATACTGTAAATTTTCTAATTGGCATAAAATTTAAATTTTAAGTTATTTATTCTCGAAACAGCTATTCAAACTCTTAAAATCGAGTAAAGTGCCATTATCAGCGGCTTTAATCGTTACTTCATCGTTCCCATTTTTCCCGTCATTCTTTTCTTGAGTGTCAACAGACGGCTCATTTTTTCCGGTGGTATCTTCAGAAGTGTTTTGCAGAATAGCATTCGAACGATATACTTTTCCCCAACAGTGGGGACATCTTACATAATTCATAAGGTCTTGTAGACCCTTTTGAGAAAATTCTTTCTTTTCTGATTTGACAGAATCAATAAGAGAAATTACTTGGGTTCTAATCTCCGGAGTGAGCTTCTCCATTTCTTCCCTTACAATGTCCTGTGTTATCCATCTCTGATAATCAGCAGCATAATCTAATACCTGTTGGGCAAAGGTATGCTCTGTTTCTGCATCATAATCAAATTGATAACCACAATGAGGACATGAGACAACGGCACCACCGTTGAGGCTCTTCAGTAATAAACTTAATTCCATATCGTATCCTTTTAAACGTTCATCACTATATCCATGCTGCAAGAACGCTTTCCGGACGAAATCAACAGCTTCCTTTACCTGGTCAGCAGTAGCAGACTTGATATTCACAAGGAACGTCTGTGGATTACTCCCCCAACTTGTCAATGTTGAATATTCCATCATACGCCATTCAAGCACCTTACAAGGATCGATAGAATCCCTTTTGATGGCTTTTACTCCGATAGAGTGTTCAAGTGTTCTGCCATTCTCTGCAAACAGTTTATAATCAGCTAACGTATCACGGCCAATCTGTTTTTCAAGATTTAACTGACCGACCATGACCAAATTACCTTCTGTTTCCTTACCATTCAACGGAACACCTAACAACTGGTCTGTACGATGATTCAGGAACCAACGCATCCGACCAATATTTTCTTTCAATGTCTTATTGAATGAGCCGGGCATAGATATGTCATTTTGTGAGTCCTTCACACCGATACCGTTCACCGCAACGGTAACGATACCCTTCTCATCAACATCATTTGCCTTTGTCTTGTACTGAAGGCTTTTGATTTTCTCTTCCATCTTTTTCATCTCCACTTTTAGTGTTAAAAACTCGATTTACTTTATCCAGTTCCTCATCTGACATATCAAATTTCAATTTGTCAAACAAGGGATTTTCTATCATACTTTCGCCTATTTGGGCACGCCAGTCATTGAGTGTTATAAGCCCACATGAGAATTGTTCACGACAACGTTTATTTATATTTGTCTTTACGTCCTCGGATTCTTTCAATCCTTCCTGCAAACAATCAACATCAGAGAAATCACAATCCAAATAATATCCCCCTCCTTCAAGACCAAGGAAAGCTGTAAAATCCTTGCAGAATTGTTTGGCCATAGGAATAACAGTTGAACAATATACGCTCTTTTCAGCAGTAGCCTGATTGCTAAATGTGGACTGGTCTTTTCGCGGAACAAGAACGGCTGGGATGCCGTATGCCCCTGCAATATTTATTGCATCAGCCAAAGTCTCTTCAAACGGCTGTAACTCTGCAATAGAAAGATTAGTACGAACAAAGTCAATGTCTGCATCTGAAATACCATAAGGTACCTGGCCCTTCCTTACACCATACTTCTCAAAATTTTGCTTCAAAAGCTGTTCCTTTTCATCGTCAGTCAACGCTATTGAACCGGTAGCATCAGTTTTCTTACTTACAATAAAGCCCAATCCACCCCGCTTTACATAAATCACATTTCTAGCTTCATATACAGCTATTAGATTTGACATTGGCTTATTTTGGGAAGCAAGACGACTTTTGGACTTCAAGAACATAGCCCCTGAATAGAACTCTGCACTTCCGTCTCTATCATGCCATATTTGGTATGGAGGAATTTCCAAACTACCATTCCAACCATACTCCAAACGATAGCTACGAATAATATCTTCTGTTTGGGCAATGCCAAACAATGGCATATTCCCGTAAACAGGTTCTACAATAGTCTTATCAGAAGGTAGCACCCAATAATTATCGCAATATCTCCATTTTTCAGCTGTAGAAAAGACATCAGGCATAGCGGCACGAATAAAGCTATTCCCTGTACACAATTTATAAATATGGTGCTGATAAATCAATTCTTTCCAACGCATCAAACAATTAGGACGACTAAGTATGCCATTCATTCGTTTATTCGCCCATACTATACTGTCATCCTTAGTTTTCTTCAATTGAAAATTAGCACCTGCAATTCGCGATGCAATATAATCGATCGGGAAAAAGACTTCAGGTATCGTACTGAATAGCGTTAGATAGTTACTGCCCGCTACAATAGGACTAGTAAGGTCCTCAATGTATGCAACTGACCATTTTTCAGCCTTGCCACTTTGAGTATCTATATCCTTATTTTCAGATGAAGTAACTATTTCAACTTCACCTTTAGTCTTAGATTTCTTTCCAAATAGATTATCAAAAAAAATATTCATTGGGTTCCTTTTTGAGCAAAACTAAGTAAAAAGGAAAACCGTTTTCCAAAACACTAAAATCTTGAAATTACGAAAACATAACTCCAACGATATAACACACTTATTTTCAATCACATATAACACAATTCAATTCAAACCTAATTTTACAACGAACTGTACTAGCCCACTCAAAACAGCACTAGCCTCTTTTGTTTCACTATCTTTATTATAGTCCATCAGGTTATTCATGAAGGCAACATATTCCGTATCAGATTCTACTTTTGATGCAGAAAAAAGAATACTATTTTTCACATAATCAGATGTTGCAGCAATACGCTTGTCTACATCCGGAAACTCTTTCATTACACGAATCTCCTTGTTTGTACTAGAACGGAGTTCCCGGATAAAAGGGAAATAAGCATCCGTACATTCAATTACACATGAATCAGATTCATGGGACAAAATAGAAGAACGTATATCTTCTGTTGAAGTAGTTTCCATAAATACGACATCAACAACATGCCATTTATTTCCACATCTAAACGCTTGTATAAGGACAAATTTCCCATTAACATTCGGCATCACATATAGAATCTTCTTAGTGTATTTACATTCGGTATCTGGATTGAAGAAATTAATAGTGCCATTACAAGCATACAAGTTTCTTTTTCGCCGGTTACTAAACTCTATATACTGCTCACTACACAAATCCACAACGACATATCGGAACGTATCAGACAGGTGCCCGTGCTCCTCATAAGTCTGCAAGGTAGTTTTATTCTTGACCTTAGTTTTAAGAATGGCACCGTTAGCATCTTTCTGTACGCTCATGTAGTCCTCAATAGATACCGAACATGATTCGTCAATGTATATCTCTATACCGGGAACAGTACAATCAAAGATAGCATTGATAAACTCACCAGTCATTGCGACACTCGGATTCTTGTTGCCTACCTTATCTTCAATCTCGAACCCTTCTTTCTGCAATGTGTCTATGAATAAGTCCATCCAGGAACGCTTCTCATCGTCAATGCTGTTTGCCGCTTTCGTTGATGCATCACCATGTACATATAACCTATCAGAATATTGGATAGATTTCAGATACTTTGCAACAAGTTTGGAAGCTTTCTTTACTGTATTGTTGGGGCTTTCAGCACACGTTTCATGGAATTGCCAAACCTTGGTACCAGTTGTGAAATCGACCTGCCAATATGATACGCTGATATACGGAAGCACGTTGTTATCGACAGAGATATGAATAGGTAAGTCCGGAACATACTTATGCTCACCGGAATGTTTGCCACGATTGAAGGAACCGAAGAACTCACTACCGGTACGAATGACACCCCATTCTCCCAATGCGTACACATTGTAATAGTCCGGATCGTGAACTCTATCATACTCAAAGTCGGCAACACATTGCTCATCATAGAAACCATACGTACCGTCAGGACTACCAACAACCCAAAAATTATTCAAATAGGTAGATTGGATAATAACTGTATTAGGGGCCTGTTCCTCGATTTGCTTAGTACGAAGATTAAGTATTTGCCTGGGTGCGTTCTTTCTTACGGATTTGACCTTGGTAAGTTCTTCCGGCAACTCTTTGCCGGCAATGGTAACAGTCATCGGTACATCATGCCATTTATCTTTATCAATAAACTCTTTCTTTATCCAATGGCTTTCACTGATCGGGTTAAAGGTACAAATAATCTGCTGCCCTTTCTTACCACGCAAACGCTTACGTAGCTGTTTGAAATCCGGATGCTCGAACTCTGACCATTCCTCTAACTGAACTCGCTTATAGTTAGAGATACCTTTTATCTTCTCCGGATCGTCAAGACCGGAGAAATCTATCTTCGCACCATTTACCAGACATTTAATAGTATTCTGTTGAAATTTGAACAAATGGGAGATGCCAAGACCGGCCGCAGCGACTTTATAATCTTCATAAATGGTTTTGAGAATAGAAGCTCCTACCTTACGCATGACAAGAGTGTTTTCCCCATCCTGTAATGTCTGTATCAGTATGGTTTGTGCCACACTATACGACTTACCGGAAGATGAACCACCATAGAGAATGATAAAACGGATAGTCTCATCATTCAAGTACTTCAATAGATAGAATCCGTTAGGATTTAGCTTCTTATAATTTATAACCATATTGTTCTAAAAGTAAGGTTTCTCCGTAGGATGAATACCGGATTTTGCAGTTCAAATTGTTCTATTCTTCCGAATTCTCATTATCTTCAAATCCGATACGAAGTTCACCGACTTTATTTCCGTCTCCACCTTTGATGTTGACATTCTTATCGGCTTCCCATCCATTCCAGGCACCAAGAATCCGGGCGGCTTCTGTCTTGCCGTTGAACTCATAATTAACCACTCCTCTATTATTCTGAATCTTCTTCAACGCATTACGGGCGCGCTTTGGAAGTTGGGACGGACTTCTCATCTTTGTTTTCCCGGTAACAGGGTCTACATAATGTAAATCATCGGGATCAGCGAGTACAATATCCATTAATACCTTCTCGACCGTTTTCCTCTCTACTTCAGTCTCTTTCGCCCTCTGTTGCTTAATCTCACTTATCCTTGCACTAACCTTGCTATTGGCTAACAATCTGCTAGCAGCACTCCAAATCGTTTCAGGTTTCATCTTTGACGCATCATAAGACATCCTATATGCTTCACTAGCATTACCTTCTGTATCAACGTAGTATTTACAGAATTTCTCTTGCTTGAATGTTAATGGTTTCTCTTGCTTTCCCATATCAATTGTTATTTATTCCTACGAGAAAAAGAAGCTGCTCTCTATCCTTTAAAAGCTCATAGGTGGCAAGCAGTGTGCTGCCAGTTGTTAATATGTCATCATACACTATTATTTTCTTTTCCTTTATCGGACGAAGAAGAAAGAATTCTGGATTCAATCTATCTTTAGTTAGGCACTGGATTGCATTCTCATAGAATGGTATTTTCACCGCCCCCGCAATTTTCGTACAGATAGAGGTTGAAAAATGAAAGCCCTCGTTGTGTCTCCGTCGCGGTGTGGTGACTATACACCATCCTTCATATCCCCCTACTATGAAGCGGTGGAGAAACTCACACGCTCTCTCTGCAAAGAATGATGCAAGTTCCTCCGACTGTTTAATTTCTGAAAAGCTGGTACCAGTCTTGGAACGGGTGAACTGGGAGATGTAATAGATATCACCCTTTTTATGAAGTGATACCTTTTCTTTCAGATCACATAACCGTTCCTGATGAGACCAGCTCTTATATTTCACCGCTTCCGGCTTATCCCAGTCATCAATACGACATATCTTTCCCTTTCCTTTCATCAAAGATCTTCTTTACTCCGTCCTCGACAGATGTGTAAGACAAAGGTACTAAATAGATATCCCGGTTCACCGACTGCTCTAAATTGTCAAAATCCCGTTTTTCATTAATTAGCTCAATTTCAAGCGGTTTGTAGTATTTTACTAAAGAAGCAAAATACATAGTAGTCACAGGTTGGACGTTACAAATATTGATAAGTTGCCGGTTACAACCCACCGAATAGATAAGCCCCTCAATGACATCATCTATGTAAGTGAAGCACCGGATATTCTGACCACAGTTGTATAATGACACGTTTTCCTTTTCCATCAGGAACCAGAGAAGAGTTCTTTTTCGCGGATTAGGTCCATATACATTATGCAGCCGGCACCCGGTCGCAGCCTTACAATAGATAGATGCATACTGTTCATCGAAATACTTGCTTATTCCATACATAGAAGTGGTATTCTCCGGATTAGCCGTTGACGAACTGGCATATATTAACTTCACATGATTTTGATTGCAAGCATCAGCTACTCGCATGAAAGTATCAATGTTATCCTTCCTGATCTGTTCCAGGTTTCCATTAAACACACTAGTTTGCGCCGCCAAATGGAACACACAATCAATACCCCCATTTTTCAGGAGCTCACATACTTTTGTGGCTTCAGTACCAGACTTTCGATCAAGTCCTATGACTTCAACACCTCTTTTTGTCAATTCGCGGCAAAGGGCTTTTCCTATAAACCCCTCACTGCCGGTTACAATCATTCTTCTCATCATCACAAAAAAATAAAGGATATATCAAACTCTCGTATATCCAAATTCAACATATTGTTAGTAAAAAACTCAAAAAAACATTAACTTCAAAATAGAATACACTACATTTGTAGCTGTATAAAATATAAAATCAAATAAAATGAAAAGACCGCAAATAGATATAATCAAATACGCATTAATTGCAACAGCCATATTTACTCTAATATTAATATTAGTATATGTATATAGATTTCATCACGGACTGTCCTATAATCATAATGATTTTGCTGATTTCGGCAGTTATTTAGGTTCAATTACAGGATTACTTGCTTTCATTGGAGTACTTTATACAATAAAAGACTCACAAATAAATAGACAAATTGATAATGAAAGGTCAACATTTTATAATTTGTTGGGATTATATCAGCATCAAGTCGACACCAACAAATATACTGAACACCAAATTGAGAAAACAGGAATTGAAGCATTCAAAGCATACGCACATGAAGCGCGTTCATTATTCTATGCTTATGTAATATATCATTTTATAAAAGATGGAGAAAAATTTCCATCAGAATTAACACAAGTCAGTAAGTTAGACGAGCAAGCATTTCTGGAGATTTATACTAAGTTTGGAGTTCATTCAACTACAGAATTAAATGTATTATTAAAAAGTAGGGATCCCAAATATTATTACGATACTATATACGAAATAAAAGGCATAATAATGTCAAGCAAAATTCATGAAATGTATCGTATAATTGTTGCATCAATCTGTAATAGGATTTGTATAGAAAAAAGATACCAACAGCTCTATAAGTTCATAAGAAATGTCGGAGATTATTTATATGGGCAATATGGACAATATTTAGGGCAATACCATAGAAACATATATTATCTGTTGGATTCAATCCAAAATTTTAAATACCCCAATGACTATTCTAAAATATTTAGAGCACAATTATCCTCAGATGAGTTAACAGTCATACTATTCAATTCAATGAGCTCGCAATCAACTCTCAAAACAATTTCTTTATTAAAGAAATTTGATATATTCAATAACATTATTGCCCTCGAACTTCCTATATCTGGATATGATACAGAAAAAGAAATCGTAATTCAGACTATTAACTCTCTTTTTCATGAATTTATAGCTGATTCTACAAACAAATGATTATATACCCAATTATTATATTTATTGTAACTGTACAAGAATATAGGGAAAAGAGTGGTTGTATTATTCAACAGTTTTCTCTATACTTCCGCATTCAGAACGTTCAATTTCTACTTATTTGATACCAAGATAATCCCAAAAAGAAAGTCTACCTTTTACATTCTCAATAGGACTTTCAAAAAGTATTGGATTAGCTAATACCCAGTTATAAACTTCTTTTTCAGCCCAGATGGAAGAATGATTCTGTACACAATCCACTATCTCAATGCTACCGATAATGGAGCCTGTACAAAAACTAAAATCTTTCCACTCTTTGTTTTCCGGTAATGCCAATAACTGCTCATTGGTAAGTATTGAATCATAGAAATTATCGTAATTCAAAGGTTTACCGCTTGCATGAATCAGTACCCTCTGCCCTAAATATTTCTTAGGACACGGCCAAGTACGGTTCTCAATGTCTTTAATACCGTGGACTATCAAAGAGGCCCACGGTTGTTTTATTGTTATTGCTTTCATTTTTATTAGTTTTACGCAAATTGCTTTAAATAATAATCGCATCTAAATCCCTTACGAGGCGAAAAGTCTACAAAGTCAAATGACTTAAACAGCCACATTTTATTTGCCCACCTTGCAAGGTCTAACTCATATTGTTTAGGCTTTCTTTTATTCGTGAAATCCCGGTAGGGTTGAACAAACGGAGTAATACCTAAACTCCTCAATGTGTTAAGCCGAAACAAATCCTGCTCAATGGTAGAATTGAAGCCGACCAAGACGTTTCATCTTTAGTTTATTCAACCAATACGCCTGTTCTTCGTCCATTATGCGAACATCTACGCCATGTAACTTTATAGGTTGTCTAGTTTTCAAAAGATAGCTTACGGCATTTTTCCATTCCGGGTTCGCAAAAAAGTTGTTGTCTAACACTTCAATCCACTTTCCTTTCGGGTTCAACTCCACCGGCTCAACGGTCTGAATGTATCCCTCTTTCTCACGAACGAGGCAGAACGGGCATTTCCGAATACATCCCCTGCTAAAAAACTGTATGGAAAAAGGATATTGGGGATAAATGGAGTAGTCCATCAACAAACTGTTTTCTACATCATCAGAAAGCCTGCTTGCAATATTATACCCGGTACCACCTTTTTCGATTACATCAGCCTGCAATATCAGATAGTTGAAATCCGGAGTGAAAGTAAACACCTTACTTGCCATCACCTTGTCGTATCTGCTGAAAGGTGTAGCCCATTCTACTTGATCGCCTTTTGCCTTATGATATGCAGAGGCACGCATAAGAGCGAAATTTGGAAAGTAATGACCGTCAACGTCAATTAATCCGATGTTCATTACTTTCTTGTTATTAATCAATTACTATTGAATTGGCAACTTTGGGTTGAATGGTAATAACATCTTTACCTTTATCGCTTCCGATTTTACTTATGTATAGCCCATCAGCATCTTCACGAATCAAAAACTCTTGTCCTTTCAATTTTACTCGGAATGATTGCCTATCTAATGTGGCTCTGTCTCTTAATACTATTTCCATATTTATTATTTGAATTATTCACTATATCCATTTTCCGCTATGACTTGTGGGGTATCTACATTTGCTGTTAATACAGTGGATTCCATCCATCCGTTTTCACCGTAATACATATCATCAATCTTATCATCAATCTCATACCACATCCAATCATAGTCTTTGTCTTCTCTGAAAGCCTTTATAGCTTCCTCTTTAGTGTTGGCGGCTACCAGTATCATTCCGCCCGAATAGCTGCCACATCTTACATTTATGAATACTTTCATTTTTATCTTGTTATGAATTAGTGTAAACACCTTCATCACAATTCTCAATGCGTGACTGACATTCACTTACTACCTCTTTTAAAATCTCCGCACACTCTTTATTTGAGTAGTTTTGCAGCAATTCATCGATATGCTGCATTATATCATTTACTTCCATACGCTTTCTTTGCCATTTTATTGATTAACTTTATTGTCTTATCACTCAATTTGCCATTAGCCGTTGTAACGTGCTGAATGGACTTATGCAATTGGATTCTATTCATATCTAAATTGATTTGAATTAATACACTCCATACAGTCTGTCATCATTGAATGACATAACTTTCTTCTTTCTCTCTCTTTGTTTAAATATAATATTCCTTATTGTCACTTTTAGAAATCCTCTAAATGTGCCGACGACCCGTTCTTTTAACAGTATTCCGTCCGAAAGAATGGAACGGGCAGCGCTCCATAATTCTTCCGCTTCATGACGTCCGATTCCAAATTTACGGTACACATAACTAATTATTTCTTCTTTATAAGTTTCTATCCGATGGAAAAGAACAGATGAATCTCCTGTTTCCCATACGGAAATAATAGTTTGCATATCCCTATATGCATCTAGCTGCAATATTTCAACATCACCACTCTCTATTTTTTTTTTATTCGTTCTGATCTCTTCGAGAAATTCATTCCTGCTAAAAATCCGAAGTTCATTCAAGGTAGTTCCTGTTACACAAATACCATCTAATTTGCACCGGTCTATCCCGTTGAAAGTAGAATACATCAATTTCCCTATTGAAATATTCAAATCTTGTCCTCTGCGCTTATGTATCTGAACCGTAGTATTTCTGGCTAGCTTCAAAATAATTTCACGACCATTCTTCAGTACATGTTTCACACGCCCCAGACTACTCACATAATACCCGGGGAATCCTACTATTTCTTTCCAAATCTCATTCATCTTTTTCTTGTTATTAGTTAATTTTAGAGTTGAGAATCGCATCCGCAAACATTACTATTAAATGTTTCATAAGCTATACTCGGAGGATTGTCTATATCTCCTTCTTTCTGAAAATATTCATCAAATTCATCTTTACAACACACCTGAATAGTGGAGTTTGTTATTACTACTGTGAATTTGTCGGGAATGGAATCCAAACACCGTTTTATCTTTTTTGCAAGTTTTTCGGCTTCTTGCTCATTCGTTAATTCACTCATATATGTTTTGTTATGAGAGTTAATACTTCTTCCCGTGCATCTTTTCACGGAGTTCGTTATACTCCATTTTCTGCTCGATGTGCCAAAGCAGGTCTACCTCTAAGTGCTTGGCGAGCCCGAAGATAGATAGTATCATATCATTCACGGCTGTAGGAAAATCAAATATTCCGTCATACCTAACAGGAAGTGTAGAGATGGAATAGATTGATTCGGTAAAAGTTTCGCCTTTACAGGCTTCTGCCATATCTTCAATACAGTCATCAATATCTCCATTGGCAAGTTCAAGGTTTATTCCTCGAAGTCCTGCAAGATCAAGCAAGCGGATAACAGCATCAGCTAATTCTTCTTCGATTGAACCTTTAATGGTTTCGTTATATGCAACTTCGTAACCGCGCTCTTTGGGAATGTCAGAATCCAATCCTTGACAAATGCGGCTGTTAGCAATCTTCTTATTATACCGATCAACATTAGCACGCCTTCCTTTTCTATCTGCTTCCACAGCTTCCATCAGTTCAGAAATCACAAGGCAAAGAAAATGATTGTTACTTAGCTCTTGATCGTGAAACCCATGTTCACAAGCTGTTTTATATGCTTTGTCTCTTAATTCATTTAAATTCATTTTACTCATCCTTGTAATGCTTAAATATATCTATCCAATTCCTTTTCTAATAATTCTCCATCTATTTCAGGAAACAGCCTCAGAACTAAATCCAAAGATTTGCAATAATTGTTACTGTATTCTTCAGTATCCATTAATCGAAGTACCATAGAACAAAAGATACTTTTTGTGTCTTTTAATTCGCCTTTCATCAGCAATTTTGACAGTTCGATAATTTGACTAGTAGGATTATGAAAACTTCCGTTTATATATTGAAAAATTAGTCTTCCTTCAAATTGGCATATTTCACAATCTAGTTCAAAATCAATGTACTCTATTTTACCATTTATGAATTCACAATAAACACATTCACTATTAGAAGCAAATAAAATTGCAAAATCATAGATATCATCACTATTACCTACAATTATTGAAGTAGATTCAAGAGTTTCCGAAACACCATTATTATACTTTGCATCTTCAATAAGTTCCCTCACATATTCTTGAACTCTTGTGATGTTCTGCTCTATTAAATCTTTTTTACTCATAATTTCAATTCAATTAAGTTCGATTATTTTTTTGCAATATTCTCCCAAAAAGTAGCACCTTCAGGAGTATTATAAAAAGGGAATGAAATAGTTAGAAACTGATGAAAGCTGCAATCAACATCTAACAAATTGTTCATCCGCTCTTCATTTGTCATTGAGAAGTCAGGACATTCAATATTAAATGTCTCATTTGCTCTTTCTGTATTATATTTCCATTGATTGAAAATACCTAGTCTTTCTAATTTTTCTATTTTTTCATTCCTCTTCATGTTGATTGACTTTTAATGCTTTACGTCTATAAAGGTAATCGTTATTGACAAGTTTAGCAAACAGAAACTTCGCCATTTTAACGCCATTTTCATTCGGTCTTTTTCTTCAACAATTCAAGTACAATTCTTTCCCCTTCTTTCATTCCATCAATGTACCCTTTTGCACGTTCACCGACATTATATACTATAAAAGAGAGGATCAACAGAAACAGTCCGAGCGAACGATGCCAGTATGGAAGTTGGACTGTGAACGGCTTGATTGTTATAGAAAAGTGTCCTACATATAGCAGGAACACAAACAAAATCACACATGAAATAATTGTTGTTTTCATATTAATCTGTAAATAAATTAAGTTGAGTTGTAAACTCGGGTTTATAAATTCTAAATTTACGGTTAAAGAAAGTCTCAAAGGCTGTTACAATTTCAGAGATGGTATTATCAGCAATTCCTAATAATTTATCATCGGCAACTATAAGAGATAAAGCCTTGTCAAGAGTCATTTTCTTCTCAATAAACAGGGAATACACCAAATATCTACGGGTATATTCCCCAGCCTTGAGTGACTCAACTTCTTCAGGAGTGGCCTTTCTCTTGTACAATACTTTATACCAATGTGTTTCAGCAGTACGAGCACGCTTTTGTCTCGGTAACAAGTCATAAAACACGGCAATTTCATTCTTTTGGATACACTTATGTTTTTTACGAACACCATACATCACATAAGGAGTGTTCCAATCAGGATGAGTCTTTCGATATTCAAGTTCCAGCTCTCGATCAATAAGATCTTGCTCAAAGTCTTGTTTCATTAACCATTCCTCGAACCAGGCAGCAAGTGCTTCTTCTCGATCATAATAATCTTTTCCATTTATACATAAGGGAATCATAATAACTATTTTTGTTGCATTTCACGTTTAAATCTTTCCTCTAAATCAAAAATGGTTTCTCCACTATTACGCCGATAGGGCCTATCGGTATTTAACTGAAGTTCTTTCAGCTTTTTCCAATACCATGGAAGGTACAAATACATATTCTTCAACTCCTTCAAGTTCTTATTTCCACAACACCAGCAACTCACACGATCAAGTAGTTCATATAGCCTTACTCCATCCTCATGCCAAACAAAGCCTTTTGTGTAACAATACTGGAGTGCATCTGCTTCAGTAATGCCCCAATCACGAAGTGGTAAAACCCGATTTGGTCGTTTTTCCTTTTCAAAGCGATGGGTCTCATCGGCAGCAATACCGACATAATCAATTCCGTCTTTTGTGTGAGCTTTCAATGTACGAAGTTTTTCACTCGTTCCCCACCGGCATGTTCCCCCACACCAACTATATCCTTTTTTATGGATAATATTGGTCCCTCTTTTCTTAACCGGCCTTTCAAACATTGTCCAAAGAAAAGGTTGCTCCGGATGCAGTTCTGTATATTTAATGCCAAGTTTTTTAAGAATTGGAAGAACAGCATCACGAGTGTTATAGATTGCCTGAAATTCCATACCTGTATCATAGAAAACGACTTCATCCAACTGATATCCTTTATCTATTAGCATGAAAAGCATTGCCAAGGAATCCTTTCCAAAGCTGACTGAAGCATAATATTTCATACAAAAAATTTAATAGACAAGTCACTTTTTCTTCTTTGCCCTCTGATTATTAATCTGTGACATACACATACGGCACCAGGAAGTCAACAAATGATATTCCTTACCTTTTCTCACCACTATACGATTGTAGAACCGGTTCAAGTAGAAGTAATTTCCGCAATGGGTACATTTTTTCATTTCACGTCCTGAATCATCTATAATCCGATTACGCGGCTTACGACGAATTAGAGTACAACTTTTACACTTCTCATCAGTTTCGCGGTGCCGCCGGCAATGTGATAAGGATTTTGCTCCACATTTAGCAAACACTTTACAATCTCTACGAGGTATTGATTGACACACATTCATGGCTTCCTCGCATTCAAGAATTTATTTACTACACGAGAAAGTACATCCTCATTCTCCGGCATCAGCCATTCTTTTGCAACGTTCCAAGCAATACTCATAGCAGGATTGAAGTTATCCTTCCTGACTGTGTGATGAGACAAACGTCCTTCAGTGGGCTTCAAACCCTTATCATGTAAGATACACAGTCCATTCTCGAAAAAAGCACAATACTCCTTACCAGCAACGGGCTGAATCATCGGAATAGCAATATTAATAACCCCTAAGAATATACCAGCAGCCCAGTTCGTCAGCGCTAACCTGTCGGCATAACCTGCATCAATAATTCGTTCAATATCATCAGGAGTACCTAAACATGGCGTATGACATTGTTGTTTACAAACACTGCATGAGCATTGTACAGGTACACGACCTGAAGCCCTCATTACCCTTTGTAATGAGGTTTCTTTTGATAATTCTCTCATAGTAAATTATTTGAGATACTACAAATTATTAAACATCGCCCCACAGCTTTACTGCAAGGTCATAATTTTTTTTAGCCTCTTTTACTGCTTTATTGGCATAAGCCATAGCGTATGTATGCTCGCGTCGGTACTTACCGGACTTCAATCCTTCGTGATATTCTTTTGCTTGTTCCAACTTATGTTCGTAGAAATCTATACTTTCCGGCATGGACAAGTTTATCGTATTAGCCCTTTTTTCCCAATACTTCGCAACTCTTTCATGTTCGGCAGCCTTATCGCTAAACTCAACGCTTTTCCCCATATTGTTCCACGCATCATCTATCGCTTTTCTGTGTCGCTTCTCGCTATGATGTCCCACTTTGATAGGCTCACCTAGAGAAAGAAAATCCTTATCTTTATTGGACTTGTTGTAATATTCACAGCTTTTCTGTACAGCAGATGTAGCCCATTCATGACGACGTTCAGCTCTTTGTTTGGCCCACTCTTGCACATTAAAGCCATCAGCCCGTACGATTGAGTAGTAATAGAATCCATCACGTTCGTAAATGAGGTTGAAAACAATACATTCATTTTCTTTTCCATACTTGGTGGTAACTTCAATAGTTTCACCTTTTTCGTGCTTCTCATCACACTTTGCCAAAAATACATTTGGCGCAAATTTGTAATACGTGTTCATTTTTTTAATTAAATTGGTTTGACTTATATGAAAAATGATGAAACCACAGCTACTTAGCCGTGGTTTCATCATTAAATAACTTTGGTTGACTGGGTTGAACCAAATCATCGAATAAACCAGGAACACGAGGTTGTAACGCCTTGTATTCTTCCTGAAAGAATTCTTCTTTGGTTCTCCCATGTTTTTTACCCTTTCGTGTATGTACATCGAAAGTGTAATCTGGAATAGGAATAGGGTAACGCCTGACATCATTTATCCACTTTTCTATATCAATATCCTTTCTATCATAGATGAAGTTTTGCAAATGATCCGCATCACGATTCTTTCTACATTCACAAAGGAGAATAACAGCTTTACTGACAAATATCCTCCCTTTGGGTTCAGTAGCAGTCTTGTTTACCAGCTCATGCCCCTGCCACAATGCTTCTATCTCTTTAGTAATGATTCCATAGCAATCTTCAGCACTAATGGTAAACAGACGCTTCCACACATAGTCGCGGTACCCACTCGCCCAAAGTTCCAATGCAAAAAAGCCGGCTACCCCGGTGTCGGCTCGCCTAATGGCTTTCTGCATTGCAGAACTCACCTCAAAGAAATCATATCCGCAAACTGTTCTTATAATCATAATTCTAATTTAATGGTTTGACTTTTAGTTTATTACATCAGTAAAATTAGCTAAAAAAGGCAAATATGACAAACAGAATGGACGCCATTTAAACGCCTTTTTTACAGACTATTAGAATTTGAATTTGCATGATATATTATATTGAACGAGCTGCTTTGTTTTGTCTTTCCCATTAGTGGTTGCACTCTTTAGCAAAATACTATCACCAAAATTCTTTTTGATAAAGAGGATAGATTTACGTTCCTCTTCCTGATTCCTTATAGAAGCAAGCCCACCAGCGTTTACAAAAGTGTTCTTTTGCTCAAAATTATACCGCAAATCGGTTAAAACCTTACGTTCTTTGTACTTCATGTAACAAGAAATCCAAAAATCTTCCTTCAAACGTATTTCCTCATTCCACCAAGTGTTTTTGTTATAGATTACTCCATAACTGCAACCGGTTATCATTTTCGAAAGAGAAAGAAAAGCGGATTCATCATACATTACCGGCGATATCCGAGCGGTGAAGCCAAACAGATGTACATCCATCATACTGGCCATCTCAAATAATGACTGAATGATATTGGTTATCTTATCTTTATCCTTTATCCGGCTAGGTTCTCCTTTTTCCACATAAATAGGTTTGCAGGCATGGACATCATCATCAAGCATGAAAAGTTCTCCAAAATGCTTTGCCATCCAGTTACGTTTCGGGATGAGGCCCATAACGTCGTCAGGATGAGTAACAATTTCACATTCCGGGTTAAATTGTTGATATAAGTCAGCTTGACTTTCAGCAACGCAAATGATAGGATCGTTCACCAACTTTTTAGCGAACACCCGGTCATGGCGTTTATGACTTGGTATTACTATCTTGCAGGGCATGGCGAACGTCTTTTATATCAATTACATTGGATTTACTTATTTTCCCGGTTTTGTACGACTTCATGTGCTGCATGTCCAGCCTTTCACGAAGCCAGTTGCTATCTACCTCATTACTTGAGGTGATGATAAACAACTCATGTTTTTCGTCATACTTTGGAATGAGAGGATAAATGGCTGTATCATCCGTGATGGCATCGAAGCGCTCTTTAAATTCATCCTCTTTCTTCTCCGGGGCAAATTCGATGCCCCAATCTTGGAGTTCCGCCTTATTCCACTCGTTTTCCATAACGTCCAAATCATTCTCACCAAAATTGACATTATCTTTAGTGGCATATTCCCTCAACTTCTTAACGGGGGTATCAGGTGCCAGAATTTTACAAGGCAGTTCTTTATAACCTAACTCCTTGCAAGCTCGCAAACGTAAATTACCACAAACAACAATATATCTGCCATCATTGTAGGGAAAAACTATAAGTTCTCGAAGCTCAAGCATCTCTGGCGAATCCTGAATGCTTTTCTTCATCGCTTCAAAGCGGTAATCACGAAAAAAACGTGGATTTTTCGGCAATCCCGTGAGCTGCCCCTTATTAAAATCAAGTAGGCAGACTTGAATAATCTCTGTCATAACTAACTATATTAAAATCAACAACACAAAATCAACAACACAAACAGTCAGTAACAACACCTAATCATTTTTTCTATCATCGAACTCTATCTTATCTTTGATAAGCTGTTCAATGTCCTCACAACCAAATCTTTTTAAATAGGCAACAAGGTAAATTATCATCTCGGCGGCCAATTCTTCATCTTCCGAATATTTAGGAAGATTATCACTCCTATATTTAGAAGCAATATCGAATTTTCTCCAAACGGCTTCAATTCTTATGCTAAACGCTTTTCTTGAGCTATGCTCATTCATCTTAAAGCGCTTCCTCATGATATTCAAGCATCTCTGGGCAAACCTATTCAATGTTATCATATCGATCGGGTTAAATTGTTAGACTATGAATAATCTCACACGATTCTATTAGGTTGGTCTCTGATGCGAAACCAATGAACATATTCTTTATCTATCAGCATACTATTATTTATTTTGAGGGGTCTGTTGTATCTAAATATTTCCTGTACTCTAATTCTGTCTTAGCAAGATTGATTACGGTATTAACCCCTTGGAAAACTTGTTTTGCTTGGCTCACTTTACTAGGATCTTCTTTCACATCCTTAATTTGTTGAAGAACCAAATTCCTCAAATCTTGTAAAATGGTAGGGTTCACTGTAGACACCTTATTCAACCGTTCATTAGCCAACACGACAACTGTGTTTGTTATTGGCCGAAAACGATTCAATTTGGAAGCCAAATCAAACATACTAAATACCAATACTTTGCCATTATTCAAGTATATCTCAACTTCGGTACCATCATCACCGGTACCGTCACAGTAATTGAGAATTACAACTTCTTCATTCTGATAAAGGAATGGTTTATTAACCATTTCTTTCAATCTATCTATTGCTCCATCAGTCATGATTCATTCTTTTTTGTTGCTTTATTAATTTGTCTATTCAAAGCTCCTTTTAGTTTGATTAGGTACTGAACATCTTCCGGATATCGGGCATACAAAGAATTCTCTTTTTTTAATTGTTCAGAACGACTAATCATGTAAAGGTTCTCAATGGAAACGTTTTGCCTGTTGCCATCTTTAAACTGAATATTATAACCAGGGGGGGATTTCTCCATTATGCTCAATCCATACAAGCCGATGTTTAAGTTCAAAGACATTCGGTTCGGCAGTTTTCACTTCAATGTAACCGTCACGAGTTATGCGTTCATAACCGACTGGTTTATGATTTTTGGGGACATGTCCTTTCTTAAATCGAGTAGCTTTCGTTTTTGCTAATTGTTCCTCTGACATATATTCCGTTTGCTTACGTCCCTTGTTCATCGGTTGGTGGCCTTTGGGAAAGAAGCTTTTAGAAGCGCATTGAAATTTAAATTCTTTAGATTTAAAGAGCCGTAATTTAAATGCAACTCCATTTACAGCAGAATAAGTGGTACCTAATATCTGTGCTATTTCCTCATTAGTATGATTGGGATACAACTTTTTCAATTTATCAAGTCTCTCACTATTCCAAAACGAGATTCTCGGAGAGCGCCTAAGTTTTCGAATCAAGGCCTTTGTTTTAACAGCACTAAGTGTTTTATCAAGACGCCTAGCAAGTTCTTTTAAATCAGCAGTCGGGTACTCACTGTCAAGTATAGCAAGTTGTTCGCCAGTCCACGTTTTCATAAGTGCGTCAATAAAGAGAGGAAACCACTAGGCTTCCTCTGTGTTATCGTTATTTAGCTCTTTCAGTCTTTCTTTGAGCTTCTTTTCTTTCTTATCATATGAATCCGCAAGTTTCTTAGAGAGCGCTTTGAAATCATCCGGATATTGTTCTGCAAAAAGGATTTTCTGACACTTTTGCAAATAGGAGTAGAAATTCACATTATTCGATGATAAGCATTCAGCAATAAAGGCTCTATACCATTGGTGTCGGTCAGCTTGGTTGTTTTTGACATAATTTACAAAATCACTCTCACCATTCCATTTTTTCAAATTCAGTTTTTCAAGATAAGTACTGCTACAACCGCTAAGAACCAGCACATCAAAAACAAGTTGTTCATTTTCAGAGAATTCTTTTGTTCTCTGATAATATGTTTTCTCTTGCGCCCACTTACGCATTTCTTCAGCAGACTTCTCCTTGACTATATCCTTCGCTCTTTTTAATTGGGCGTTTATTTTTTCCCTTTCTATCTCTTTTAGATCGGCAACGGCGGAAGTAGAGGAAGCCGTTTCTTTTCTAACATAATAGAAACTAACGTTAAATTCGGGAGAATAATGTCCAAAAAATGAAAGACAACGATAAACTTCTCCATCTTCAAGCATTTTCAAAGTGCGTTCATCATCTTCTGAATACCAGCACTTACATCTAAAGATTTCATCAGGATCAACTATTTCAAATCCAAGTTGTTTAACAGCTTCCAAAGTTTTTTCATAGAAAACCTTTCTATCTTCTCCCCAATATGTATCAGGACGTCTAGCGATAATTACTGTTTTTCCAAATGAAAGAGGTTCGCCAACTTTAACAAGATGTTCATATTCTAGTTGAATTTTCCGCGTCACATAAGCAATTTGTTTTTTCTCATAGCAAGCAGCATTGATACATCTAGCATCCTTACTATTCATTTCATAGAACAAACAACCATGATTACACGTATTATTCTCACATTGAGAACATGATTTAATATCAGTATTTTCCCAATTATCGGAATCATCTTTAATCCAAGGTGCGTTACCAAGCTCCATGAAAGAATTACTCACAAATTCTCGAATCATAGCAGTAGTACATTGTTCTTCCTCCTCCTCATGAAACTCTTTTTGAGTATCTTCATCCAATTTAGAAAGAATCATAGCACCGGACAATGGTATATCTCCATTTCTTACCCGCTCTTTTAGTTCAGGAATAAGAGAATTCAATTTAATACGGTCAAATACAAACCGGGTAGACTTTCCTATTTTAAGAGCGATATCTTCCAAAGTTCGTCCTTTTTCAGCCAACTGCGCAAAGGCAAAAGCTTCTTCGATGGGATCAACATCTTTTCTTTGAAGATTCTCGGTAATCATCGCTTCAAAAGCCTCATCATCTGTCATTTCTCTGACAATGCAGGAAATCGCTTGGAATTGTTCTGATTTCTTGCGATGTGCCTTGATTTTAGCAACATTCTCTTTATCTTCCTTCTCTTTCAATAGTGATACAGCACGGAAGCGGCGCTCACCACATACAATTTCATACGAACAGGGAATTGTTGTCACATCACCAGTCTCCAAGTTGGTCACATCCTCGGATTTGGCAACTCGAACAGTGATAGGCTGTAATAAGCCTTGTTTCTCAATATTACTTGCAAGCTCTTGAAGAGCTACTTCATCAAAAGTCTTTCTCGGATTCAAAGGAGAAGGACTGATAAGGTCAATTCTAATGTTTTGTACTTCCATAATTTAATTATATTGGTTTGACTTTTAATTCATTACATCAGTAAAGTTATCGTAAAATGACAAGTTATGCAAACAGAAACTTCGCCATTTTAACGCCATTTTCATGCGGGCTTATTACGTATTTGAATGAAGCCACGTTTTTCCGTTTCCCGAAGCAATTCCATATCTTCCTCATGGATATAACAATCCGTTTCACCATTAACAGTTGTGTGATTAGGAATACCAAAACGCTCCCGTATTCTTCTTTTCACTTCAGGAATATCTTCAAGTTTGATATGCCTAGTGTTCCAGTAAATTGTCACCTTCTGCTTCTTGTTTGCCATTTTCTCTTTTGTTTAGATAAGAGATTATTTCATTTGAGAGACTTAACGCTTTAGCAGCTTCTTCATCTCCTTGCTCAACTCTAAGTTTGAGTTCGTTCCGGTATTCTTCATACGACAAGCCACTTGTAAAACTCGTTTCCCCTGACAATTTAGCCTTATGAGTATTCCATGACTGATTATCAGCAACAGCACAACGTTCTTTGTTGTATTCACGAAGCCATCCCATAATGATAGAACCATCAATACGATTGTAATTTTCACCATATTTCATTTTCATTGCATTCTTGAAACACAGTTTAAAATCATCAGTTTTCATATAGGGATATTCTTCAATGATTAAATCTACTGTAGTAGCAACTTGGGTAGCAGACATTGTATTACTAACATTGAAAAACTCCAAGGCATCAGCTATCAATATGACCAGCACTGCTCTAGCCTGTGGTTCACCAAACTTTCTTATGATAGTGCCAATAGAAGGTTCATCACTTTGAAATACATCTTCAACCTTCTTTGGGCATAGAGCTTTGCAGTAGTTCTTCGGCGAGGTCCGTAAGACTGCTAACCGATTCTCTTCTTGTGGCCGCAGTATCAGTTCGTTTTCCATTATAGTTACCTTCTAAAATATTTGTAAATTTTGTAGGCAAGAATATCCAGTCAAAAGTGCACCTCCAATTTTTATCGTTTTGTCCAAGCAAGAAAGGACTGTCTAAAACCAATTGGAACACATCGAATATAGCTTGCTTCCCGTATTGTGCGACACGTGCTTTAATAGCTTTCTTTCGTTTTGCATCTATGGACTTTATAGCAGGAAGTTTACCTTTAAACGTGGAATTAAAATAATCCATTAGCCCACCCCAATCAATCTTTTCCTCGGGGAACAAAGAAAGCTCGTCTTTCTTTGATTCTCCTTTAGGAGAAGTTTCTTTCTTTTTTAAATGAGAATCATTATCATCTACATAATCATTATCATATTCATTATCATTATCGGGTTTTGTGGGTTCTTTTGGGTTTCCAAATAACCCAGTGGGTTTTGTGGGTTCTTTGGGTTCTTTTGGGTTTTCACTTTTCGGACGTCCCCCCTTAGAACCATTGCTCTTATTCCTTTCCACAATAGACATATACTTTTCAGTATCCCTGTCTATATCTATCTTTATAAAGTTGAAAGCAATATTTGCCATAGGTTTCAACCCCCGAAGATTTCCCGTTGTCGCATACTCAATTATGCTTTCGTAAATCTCCAGCCTGACATCATCCGGCAAATCCTTGATTGCTTCTCTCCACCCTTTATAAAAGATGAATGAATTTCTTTCCATATTTTAAGGGATTATACTCCGATTAGTAATAAAACTCACAGACCTTTTGCTTCCTTCAGTTTTTTCGCTTCTTCCTTGTAATGAGTAATCAGCTTTTCTAATTGAAAGTCACTAAATTGCTTAGTAACATTTTTCTTGGCTTCCAGGATCAGCACATTTCGTTCACCATACTTGGCAACTAGACGTCTGCGATAATCCTGAATATTTCCTTCCATGAAGCGGTTACAATGTGAACATTGAGCATTGCAGTTCATTTCATCAAAGCGAGTACTCATGTGTTGGCGGTTGATGTAATGACCGCAATCTGCTTTATTGAAAGGCTTTATTTTACCACATGAAATACACTGAAAATATCCATTAGGCATCGTATCACGATAACGGATGAATAAACTAAATATTCTGTCTAGTTTATCGACAAGATCAGGTTTCTTCTTGACCTTAACACCTTCTACCTCGAAAAGAGGCTTTTTCTTTTCTTTCTTCTTGTAATTTCTCCACATGATAATTAAAATACTACATTGGTTAATTGACGGCCACGACTCATTATACACCATTTTCCCTTTTCAGGCTGTTCTATGCGTAACTCTTCAACACGCCCAAAACGCCGGAAATTCCCACTCAAATCAACAACCCAACCCTCTTTACCTTGGCAGGGACGAATAACACGACCGACCATTTGATAATAGAGGGAAAGGGATTTGGTTGGACGTGCAAGAACAATCGTATCAAGCTCCGGGTAATCGAATCCGGTTGTAAGTACTCCGACATTAGCAACAACTTTTATTCTTCCATCTTTAAAACCTTTCAGAATTCGTGCCCTTTCCTCCTTTGGAGTAGAACCGCTAACGATCGCACAATTAGGAATTTCGGAAGCCAGTTTTTCAGCTTCACGAATAAACCTCGTGAATATTAAAATACCTTTGCGTGGTATGCCCGATTTGGGGTTCAACAGACGTTTTGTCCATCCAACTATATCTTTGTATATGTCCACACGTTCAAACTCTTGCAGAAGACTTTTTTCATCGTAATCTGCACCAGTAGAATTAGTCCTGACTCTACTTAAATCCAACTTTGTAATATCATAGTATTTCAAACTTGCGAGAAATCCTTTAGCAAGCAGTTCACTCACCTGACAGTGATAAATAACATCAGTGAAAACCTTTGGCCGGGTACGAGTTATAAATTTAAGCATAGCACCACCTCTTCCTGAACATAATCTGTAAGGAGTCGCTGTCAGCCCAATAACTTTCCTTTGCTCATCTTCAAAGAATTCCTTATACATTCCTTTCTCCGGATTCACTAAATGACATTCATCAATCAGAACGTGCTTGAAATGTTTGAAGAAACTCATGTGTTTCATCACACTACCAATCATAGCAAACGTAATACGATTGATATCCTTTCTTCCGGCAGAAGCTGAATAAACTCCACAATCGAATATGCCGTATGATTGAAGTTTCGCAAAATTTTGTTCGAGTATTTCCTTGCTAGGCTGGAACACTATCAGCGGCCCGTCTATCCGTGCAGCTATATTGGCAATGACAAGGGACTTCCCGGCACCAGTGGGAAGAACTATCACGTAGTTTTTCTTTTCCTTGGATTTAAAAACGCTGACCGCTGCATCACTAGCACTTTTTTGGTAGTCTCTTAACTGGTATGTCATAATTTGATGTGATATTTATGAACTTTCGAATGACAGTCACCACAAAGGGTAACGAGACAATCAAGATGTTCAAGCTCATGACCAACGATTGATTTTCCGTTAACCCTGTATGTTTTGTGGTGAATCTCTAAATTAAAGTCTTTACCGCACATCTGGCATTTATGTCCGTCCCTAATACGAACTTTACGCTTGGCTTCTTCCCAATCTGGATTATTCACAAGCCGCTTCACATAGTTGGACTTCCTGCCTTTTTTGTGCTGCAATCTACTCATCGTCTTCCGGTTCTTCTTCAGGAAGTTTATCAGACAGGTCTTCTTCGAACTTGTCCCCATAATCTTCTGTATCATCAATAGGACGTTCTACTTCAGGATATTCAATACCAAACAAATCAAGCATCGCTTTTCTGTTTCGATCTTCCTGTGCCCAAAGAGAACGTTTGTCCCAATCAGGAATTTTTTCAGCTTTCACAAGCTTAAACTCACCGTTCACCCATGAATAATACAGGAAATATCCATCAAGAGCAAACCGGATCGTATTCTTACTTGAAAGATGATACTCCCTCGTCCCCTTTTTGACCTCGGCAGCCAGGTCTTTAATTTCAGTCTTAATAGAAGCTAACCTGTCTTGTGCATCACTCTTAATTTTCTTTGCACGTTCAATGGCTTCCAACAGTTCACGTTCGCGTTTGGGGACCTCATTCTCTTGCTTGATGCAATACTCTTCACGAATTTCGGAAATCTCAAATTCATCCAGTAAACGTTGTGTCACCTCACTTTCAGGGAATGTAGCATTGAAATGCTCATTCACCAACTTTATCAATTCATCTACATTCGTAGAACCCTGAAATAAAACAGGGGGAAATTTTTCCCGAATAGAATCGGGAACTACAAACTCGATTGTCTCGGGTTCGTAGTTTCTCAAATTTGCAATCATAAATTATAAAAGGATTAATTAGTACCGGTTTTGGTACTCATGAATAAAATCTAAGTAATGCTGGTCTTCAGGCAATGGAAGTGTAATACCAAACTCGGTGGCCGCATCTATTTTCACGCTTTCCATGAAATTATGCATCTCTAAAGTATTAAGTTTACTTGTTCCTCGCACAATAGTTTCCACCTTACCATTCACATGAACCTGTTTCACAAGAAACTTCTTACAATACAAGTCATGTATATCCTGAACTCCAGCAGCAGTGCTCCAATACTCTTCACCTGTGTATTCACGCAAACAGGCACCAATACACTGAAACCATTTCCACATGAGAGCATTTTGATTTAATGTTCTCGGCTGTGTTTTTTTCTTAATGGTTACAGTGTATTCTCCATTACGAAGTGTGCTGCACATGAACTCGAAAGACTTATCCATTTGGATTTTGCCATCTTTCTTCGTCAATGTTGCTTCCATAACCTATCAGAATGGCAAATCGTCCTTGGTCGGTGGTGGCGGGGGGG